CACCGGCACTGACGGTGCCGCCGCAGGCGTCACCGCACTACTCGCCGTCGAGTACGCACCCGTGCCTAACGCATTCACCGCCGCCACGCGGAACACATACGCCGTGCCGTTGGCCAGACCTGTCACAACCACCCCACTGGTTGCCGTTGAAGCCGCTCGCGCGAAGGTCGCCCAAGACGTTCCGCTGTTGCTGCTGAACTGCACCGTGTAATCGGTGATCGGCAGGATGGACAATGCCGCCGGTGCCGTCCACGACACTGTCGCCTGAGCATTGCCGCCGGTCGCCGTCACGCTCGTCGGTGCAGCCGGAACGAATAACGCACGGAGCGTGGCATCCTCGCCTGTGCCGCCCGACGTGCCCGCCTCAACGTAAACACCAGACACATCCCAGAAATAGATTCGACGCGCATCGGTCGCGTGATAGAGGGTGCCGACACTACCCACTGCCGGGAACCCCGCCGCCGTCGATGCCTCAACGATGTTTGCGGAGCCGCCGCCGCCGCTTGAGCCGCCACTGCTGCCACCACTACCGCCAAGCGTCACTGACTGAACCGAGCCGTCAGCCGCTTTGACAAACACGATGCCGTCAGCCCAATTGACGGCGAACTCATGCGACCCAAGCTCTGCCGCAGTTGGCGTGACGCCAGCGGTATAGCTTCGCTTTACTTTTTGGCGGTTTGGCATGTCACGACACCGTTAGTGTTGCGGGCTGGCTCGTCACGCTCGACGCATTCGCTGCCGACACGACCACGCGGAAGCGGTCGAGGTTGTCGGCGTTACTTGTCAAGCCGGTCAGCGCGAGCGTGGATGATGTCGCACCGGAGACGTTGGCGAAATCAGACTGACCTGAGAGCGTGATCGTCGCTGCGATGCTGCTGTTGTACGCCACAGCGGCGAACGTGCTGCCGCCGTAGGCGACGGCCTGCCAGCTTGCGGTTGCAGGCAGCGTCCGCTGCGTCCATGTGATGCCGTCAGTGCTTGTCGCTGCAATGTTGCCGCTGGCGGCTACTGCGACAAACGTGCCGCCTCCATAGGTGACGCTAGTCCAGCTTGTGGCGACAGGCAGCGTCCGCTGCGTCCAAGTGATGCCGTCAGGGCTAGTGGCTGCGTAAGCGGGCGTGTTGCCGAAAGCAATCGCGACAAACGTGCCGTTCCCATATGTGACGCTTTGCCAGTTCGCGCTCGCAGGCAGCGTCCTCTGCGTCCATGTAATTCCGTCAGTGCTAGTCGCTGCGATACTGCTGCCGTTAGCGACTGCGACGAATGTGCCGCCGCCGTAGGTAACGTGTGTCCACCCTGCGCTCGCAGGCAGCGTCCGCTGCGTCCATGTAATTCCGTCAGTGCTAGTCGCCGCGATACTGCTGTCGTTAGCCACCGCGACGAATGTGCCGCCGCCGTAGGCGACGCTTACCCAGTTCGCGATTGTAGGCAGCGTCCGCTGAGTCCATGCGATGCCGTCACTGCTTGTCGCTGCGGTACTACTGATATACGCCAACGCTACAAATGTGCCGTTGCCGTAGGTGACGGCATGCCAGTATGCGCTCGTTGGCAGCGTCCGCTGAGTCCAAGTGACTCCGTCAGCACTGGTGGCTGCGACTGCGCTGTTAAAAACCACCGCGGCAAACGTGCCGTTACCGTATGCAACGCTGTACCAGTTCGCGCTCGTAGGCAGCGTCCTCTGCGTGGCAGCGAAACCCGCCGAATCGCTCTTCTGCCACTGGTACGAAAGCGTCCCACTCGGCTCTGCCACCGCAGTCACGGCGAACGTCGCTGCTCCACTGCTGGCCGTCTGGCCCGTCGGCGGCGACGTGATCGTGATCGACCGAGACAGACCGCTGGTGCCGTAAAACCACCCGCCGTCGATGTCGTCGTCTGCGGCAATGCCACCACCGCCACCAGCCGCAATCGTAATCGAGTTGCTTGCGGTGCTAACCGTAACGCCCGCACCAGCCGCAATCGACACAGTGCCTGTCAGCCCGTTCAGGACTTGAACGTATTGGTGTGCGTGGGCCACCTGCGAGAAGGAGGCCGTGAGGCCCACCACGTCTGCCGTGCTGTGGGTGTGCGCCTGCGGTGCAAACGTGGCCGGCACGCCAGCCAACGCCGTGTAGCCGATGGTCGGGATGCGGGCGAGCTCGAGCACGCCGCTGGTAATCGCGGCGGCGTCGTGCGTGTGGTTGCCCGCCGCGAAGGAGCCACTGAATCCGGTGATGTCTGCCGTGCCGTGAGTGTGGGCCTGCGGAGCAAAGGTGGCCGGCACGTTGGCCAGGGCCGTGTACGAGATCGTCGGGATGCGGGCAACCGACAGCGTTCCCGAAGCTACAGCACTGGCATCGTGAGTGTGGCTCGCGGGCACAAACTCTACAGGCACGCCAGAAAGAGCCGTGTATCCAATCGTGGGAATCCTTGCGATGGCAAACGTGCCAGCCGTAACGTCGCTGGCCTGCAGCTGCACGGCACCCACGCGCCCTGCGACTGACTGCACCGGGGCTAGGCTCGACACCGCTGCCGTCCCGTAGGACGCAATCTGGAACTGTGCGGCACTGGTCGAGATCGTGATCCCGTCGCCCGCCGTCAACTGGAACGTGCCGAAGGCGCTGGTAGCCGTGCCGGGGGCCACGACAAAGCCTGCTGGCCCGATGCCGCCACTTACCGTGACCGGCACAGACGCGCTGACGCTGCCCACCGTGATGGCAACGGCAGTGCCGCCAGACACGCTGACGCCGGCCGCTGTGCTCGAGACGACGACTTGGATGCTCATGGGGCGTAAGCCTTCAGCGTGCCCGACAGGTACGTTCTGGTGACAAGCCCCGGCGAGACGCCACGCAAGTACCACCGATAGGACGTGGACGGACTAAGGGCCACCGTCTGCAGCTCGGTCAGCGACAGGTTGACCTGGCCGGCCGCCGCGTTCACGACCGTGATGGCAAACGTGGCCGCAGTAGCACCCTGCGTGCTGACGCCGCTCGGGTTTACGAAGGAGACTGACGTGGCCGTCTCGTAGACGATCGCCGTCCACGTAAAGCCCGTAGTGTCGATGCTCAGGTCCGAGACGAAGCCAAACTCATCGCCGACCGTCAGCGAGATGTTCAGCGTGCCCGGCAGTGCGAGTAGTTCTTCAGCCATAAAGTCACTCTACGATTTGTGGGAAAATGCTTTTAGAACGGCGGCGTGCCGAACAGCGGGGCGAACGCCACCTCGCGGTGGACGCGGCGATAGAGTATTTCCGGGGCCGTGCCAGAGCTTTTCAGCGAGCCGTTGCTGTTCAGGGCCACGGGGTTTGACGACGCGACCTTTTCGCCGCTCTCCGAGTCAATCACGTACGCCCGCTTCTTCTCACTGCCCTCGAGGTAGTTGTAGCCCACGTTGGGCAGCATCAGCCGCCAGCCGCTCTGCCGGTACGCGAGCTCCACGGACACCGACCAATACTTGAGCTCCACACCGTTTATGACTTCGACCTGCTGCTGGCCGGAGATCCCCTGGCACTTCCACTGGTACTGCTGAGCGCCGAGGAATGCGTCCAGGTTCACGCAGTTGGTGACGGCAGCGGCCACGCCCACCGGGAACGCAGCCCGGTTGCCTGAGATCGTGGCACGCAGCTCGCTCTCCTCGGTCATTGCCCCTTCAAAAAAGTCGCCGGCCGAGTTCACCAGCACACGCACGTCGTTGTTGCCGCTGCCGTGGAAGTAGGCCAGCGCCGGAACGGCTGCACCGCCCGTGGAAAAGCTCCAGATGTCAGCACGGGCCAGCGGGTTGGGATCGCTGTCCTGGGTGCCGATCGCGGGCACGGAGTATGAGTACGTCGCCTCGACGTGGAAACGGTCGAGCTCAGCGCAGGCTCCCTCGCTGCACAGAAGATAGCCGTATTCTGGGTGGGGCGTGCCGTGGAAGATGCCGATCCAGTCAAGCACGGCCTGCGTATTCACGGGGCCGTCTGTCGTGACGTGGTATTTAATCTCGGCAGTCGGCGACTCGCCGAACTTGTGCGAGAACGTACGAGGAATGACCTCGCGGGCTTGGATGATTCCCATTAGGCGGCCCCCACGATTTCAACCACGCCGCCGAGCTTGCCGATCTCTCGGGCAATCTTCTGGAGCTCGGAAAGCTGCTTGCGGTATTCGCCAATCGCCGGATCTTCGCGGCCTGTGGCCAGCCGCAGGAACTCGGCTGCGCCTTCGCTTGTCCTTACGTCCGTGGCCTGCACCGGCTGCTGTGACACCTGCGAGAGAGCGTCGATCCGCTCGGCGTCGATCTCTGCGGCACGCTGGGCGTACTGCTCGTTCAGGTCTCGGATTCGCTCGGCCGTCTTAAGTGCGTCCTCAAAGCCCGACCGGATTGCATCAGCAGCCTGCTCAAAGGTCTCGGGGTCGATGATCTTAGCTTCGAGGTCAGCCTCCAGTTGGGCCAGCTGCTCCTGGGCCGCAGTGAACGCCTCGGGGGCAATCTCGAAATTAGTGGCCGAGAACGTGTCGTCGAGCTGCTCGCGTACGGAGTCAATTGCCCGCTGGGCATCCTGCGTCGAGAACCCGAACTGGGCCGTCTCCTCTGCCGCCGCCTGGGCTTGGTCGAGCACGGCGAGCCGGCGGGTCGCGGCCTGCTCGGCGGCAGCATCACCAGCGGCACGGGCCTCGACGATGGCTGCTTCTGTCTCTTCGATCTGCCGCGTGATGGCAAGCAGCGTGTCAGCTGAAGTGGCCCCGTCGCCGCCGCCAAGACCTTGAGCGGTGATGAACGCATCGGCCAGCTTGCGGTCGGCCTCCACGGCTGCAGCTGCGGCACGCTCGGCCGCTGCGATCTTCTCGTCGGCTGCCTTCTGTGCCGCCTCGGCAGTACGGGCTTGGGCCTGGGCCTCTTTGTCCAATGTTTCGATCTTCGCCTCGAAAGCTGCCTTCTCCTGCTCGGCTGCCTTCTTGGCTTCGTCAGCCGTCAGCGTGCCGTCGGCCTGGAGCTGTGCGATCTGCTCAAGCGAGTTCTGATAGGCCAGTGCTGCGTCGAATCCAGCGGCACCAAACTCTGCCGCTGCGGTGGCGGCTGCGCCGATGTCCTTGGCGAACTGCGCAGCAGCAAGGCTCGGCTGCGACAGGTCAAGCTCAGGCGTGACAGTCGTATCGACCTCGGCGGTGATGCCCAGAAACTCTTCGGCAATCGTCAGCAGCCGCCCGACCGTGCCCCCAATGGCATTAGAGATCGCCTCAAATGTTGACGACACGCTGCCAAACACAGACGAGATCCTGCTGCCAATTGATTCAATGGCAGCCTCAATCCCGAAGAACTCCACCCACGATGCCACAACGTCGCCGACGTAGTCGCTCGCCTGCGATAGAGCAGTGCCAATCACGTTGGTGACACGCGAGACAGCCTCGCCCACGGCTGCGATATTGTCGGCCACAGCGCCCAGCGGCGAGAACGACACCACAAACTCAGTGGCCGCAACAGCGCCGTCAACAAGATAGCGAACGACATCCACAAAAGCAGTATTGAACGCTTCGCCCACCGAGCCGAACGCCTGGGCAAGATCGCCGACTGGCGAGATAATTTCGCCGATGACCCTGCCAACGCCACCAAGCACGACGCCGACGAGCTCAAGGGCTGTGCCCACGCTGGAGAGCACTGGCTGCAGCACGTCGCCAATCGGCCCGACGATTGCGTTGATGCCGCCAAGGAACTCGGCCGAGCCTTGGGCAATGCCTTCGCCAAGGCCGACAAACGGAAGCAGGAGTAGCTCACCGAGCCGCGAGCTGGCCACGCCCAAGGCGTCGATGCCTGCTCCAAAGTCGTCGATCCTGCTGCGGTCGATAGCCGTGAGCGATCCGCCGAGCCGCTCAATGTCGTCGGCGGCTGGCCCGAGTTGTGCAAAGAATGGCAGGAGATCCGCTCCGCTCTTGCCAAAGATCTGCATGGCGGCTGCCGTCCGCTTTGCCGGGTCTTCGATGCCCTGCAGCTGCTCGCCCACCAGGCGGATCTGTTCTTCTGGGCTAAGGTTCTCAAGGTCCGTGAATGAGATCCCAAGCCGGCCGAGGGCCTCCGTTGCGGCACGGCTCTCTTCGTCCGCACCAGCAAGCGTTTTCTGCAGCTTGCCGAATGCACTGCTGACAGATTCAATCGACACGCCAGATCGGTTGCCTGCTTCCTCAAGAAGCTGGATGAACTCAAACGACACGCCCAGCTTGTCGGCAGTGTTGCCGAGCTTCTCTACGCGGTCCTCGAGGTCGAGCAGACCGCTGGCCACAGCACTGGCACCAGCACCAAACGCAGCCACCGCAGCGAGGCCGACGGTGAACGGATTCACGAGCCCCGCCACAGAAGCCCCGATGTTGGCAAGCCCGCCCGACAGCCCGGCACCGCCGCCAAAGACCTTGCTGAGCCCCTCGCCGGCTGACGATAGACCTGAGAGCCGGCCAGCCACATTGCCGATCGGTCCGGGCAGGGCAGACAGCACGCCAGACAACTCGTTGAACTTCATCGTGCCGCCGTCGCCGGCACCATCGACAGACGTGCCGAACTTGTCGGCGGCAATCGTGGCCTTCGACCACTCGGTGGCGGCCTTGTTCAATGCTGAGTTGTACGTGTCCTGAGAGATGCGGCCGGCGGCCAGGTGGTCGCTCAACTCTTGCACCTGGGCGTCGTACTTCTGCTGCGGCGTGAGGTTGGCCTGCGTGATCTGTGCGGCCCGAGCAGTGGCTTTGGCACGCTCTTGTTCTGACTGAGCGGCTTGCTCGTTGATGCCAATTGCATCAATCGATGCCCGCATATAGGTCTCTTGCGTTATTGCCCCTGCTTCCAGCAAAGAATCAAGCCGCGCAATTGTTGCAGCGCGGGTCTCCTCTGCTGTTGCATACCGAGCCGAGATCGCCTGCCCTTCCTGAAGCAACTGAGCGCGAGCAGCCTCGGCGTTTTGTGCGGCTTCGTGAGCGCCGGAGGTAACAAACACAGCACGCGAGTAGGTCTCTTCGCTGATAACGCCCTGCTGCAGCAAACCAGCAAGCCGCGCAAGTTCTGCTTCTCGCTGTTCCTGCTGAGTCTGCACGGACGCCGCAACGGCTGCACCTTCCGAAATAGCTTTGGCCCTGTCGCTTTCCGCCTTGGCAATCACAGACGCGGCTGCCTGTGCTGCACCGCTGGCCTCGGCCGCTGCACGTGAGTAAGTCTGCTCACTGATCGCACCTTGCGCCAGCAGCTGGCCGAGCCGCTCGAGCTCGGCGGTACGCCGCTCCTCGGCCGTGGCCACCTGGTCAGTGATCCGTGCCCCCTCGGCAAACGCAGCCGCCGCCGTCTGGGCACTGCCGACGACAGCCTGCAATTCCGCTGCGTACTCTTGGGCCGATATCTGCCCCGTCTTTAGGGCACTGCCGAGAAAGGCGATGTCAGTGGCGACCTGCTTCTGGGCCTCGCCTGCCGCAGCAGTCGAACCCTTAAACGAGTCAAAGAGCGACGCCGCTGCTGATGCCTGCTTGCCAAGGTTCTGTAGCTGGCGATCAACCTGCGACAGTCCCTTGGTCATGCCGTTGGCATTGGCCGAGAACTGCACGCCAAGTCCGATCACCGTCGCCATCATTCACCTGCCAGGTCTCTTGCCAACTGTTCCAACGCTTCCTGCATCTGCAGCTCGTGCTGCGGTGCTTTCACAACTGGAACAAAGTCTTCCGCCTTTGGAGTCCTGCCACGCGGGCAGTACGGCGCGAGTGCCGCACTTGCCACGAGGCCCGTCTGCCGCCACGTGTCAGGAAGCGGGTGGAAGTGCCTGTGGATCGCAATCCACTCGGCAAACTCCCGGCTGTCCATTTCCCGACACAACTGCTTGACCGTCATTCCGAGATGTGCCGCCAA